CCTTCCCTTTGAAATTCAACACGACGCCAACGAGCCGCTGGGGTTTCTTTTAGCCAGTGGCGAATATAAAATACTTTACGCGACTGACACACTCTATCTGAAATATAGATTTAACGGCCTCAGCCACATTGCTATCGAATGTAACTACAGTGAAAAAATCCTCAAAGCAAATAAAAGTATCTCTTTATACCTGAGACAACAAATTGTCAGGAATCACTTCAGCCTGGAGAACGTGAAGGAATTCCTAAAAGCAAATGATCTGAGCAAGGTTCGGGAAATATATCTTTTGCATCTCTCGGATGCTAACTCGAATGCGGAAACGTTCAAGCGTGAAATACAGGAGTTGACCGGGAAGCCAACTTTCATTGCCTAAGAAAAGCAGACGAGTCTACCCGGGGACGCTATTTTGAGCGACGTCGGCGCACGAAGTAAGGAGTCATAACCCATAGAGGAAGGCAAGTCCCGCCAGTTGAATCCCGCTCAAGGGAAACTGCCCACACCGAGAGTGCATCAGGGTGTCTGGCGGGGCGGGCAAGGAATAATTGAATGAGTGATAGATTTCATCTCCCCATTCGCGCCAGAGTTGTTAGAGGAACAAAACAAGAACTAAAGCAGTTCTGTAAAAGCAAAAATATCCCTACAAGGTGGATTGAGCGTGATAAAAAAGGATTCTTCATTAAGCTCATCAATAGATGAAGGGCAATCCTGCCACCAGCGGGGAAAGGTAGAGAAGATGGAATTTAAGAATGACACAAGGTTCAACTTAGTGCTGATTTTCAAACTTCACAATGGCACGATAAGCACAATTCCACTCGCTCCGAATGAGTCTGAAGAGTTACATATGCGTGAAAAAGCAAAAACTCTGTCAATACACGAAAGCTCAAGTCAAGGATAAAAGTTGAAGGGGAGCTGAAAACCGTGTATTGAGTGAGATTCATTGCCAGAGCGGAGGTGGGGAGGAAGGAGAAAGTAATGTTAATCTACGAGATCTTAACCTGGTTAATCATCCTCTTGGGAAAACTCAGACATCGCTATCTTCTAAAGTTCTATTGGAAAACAGGATTTTATGTCAGAAAAGACAGAAATATCCCGATGACTCCTGAGCAAGTCAAGCACATCTTTGAGCTTCAATGTTGCGACTGTGGGCTAGTTCACTCAATCGAGGACGGCGCCACCAACTGGTACCCCATTAGACCAAGAGACTACAAATATCATTTAAGGTAAGGAGGTTAAATTGACTGATATTTACGTCCTAGACGGAACCAGGGTTAGGACTAATGGTTCTCTAGTAGCCATAGCTACGGACCCCGAAATCGAAAATGTCTTTCAACTCAATCCTGGGAAGATCAGGATTAGACATTATTCCTTCAGAAAGGAGCCAAACCATGTCAAAAAATGAGGACTGGTATTTAGACGAAACCGGTTATCTTCTTCTATTCACCCCCAAGCAAATAGCCAAAGCAGCCGGTTGCCAACCAGTCCTAATCATGAAGTACGTCCAAGAGGGAGTCAGGGGAGTAGGCAAGCTCAGATACGAGGCTGTCAACGAGCACGGTCAACCGCTGGTGAGTATCGCAGCTCTCGGCGAGTTCGGACTAAGGCACACCGGTTACGCTCGTAGCTATGCAATCAAAGCAGTCAAAGCACTGAAAGGAGCAAAGCATGAATCGCACTAAAATACCTTGGACCGATTTCACCTGGAACATTATCACCGGCTGTCTCGGTCCTCTCGGGACTCTTTCTCTCCCAGGTCGGTGTCCATACTGCTACGCTCACAGGCTTGCCAGGGGGAGATTAAAAAAGCTCTATCTAAGCAACCCAAATATCATCTCTGATGGCGACATATCCGACCCATTCACTCCTCGCTTTTGGCCTTCTCGCTTGGACGAGCCCTGCAAGCATCGCAAGCCCAGTAAGATATTCGTTTCCTCAATGGGTGAGGTCTTTGGCAACTACATCTCCTACATCTGGATCCTCAACATCCTCAAGATCTGTCGCGAGTGCCGACAACACACCTTCCAAATGCTCACCAAGAATCCACAGAAAGCCATTGCTCTCGCTTTTCCAGATAACGTCTGGCTAGGAGCCACGATTGTTTCGCGACGAGACTGGTTCCGTCTTCCTCTTCTCCTTCGTTCCAACGCAAAAGTGAAGTTTATCTCTTTCGAGCCACTTCTCTGGAATGTTTTTCGCGATGAAGACCTTCCGCTTTTCTCTGGTTTCCCCTACGTTGACTGGATTATTATAGGAGCTCAGACGCAGCCCGTCCACATTCCACCTTCTCGCTGGGTTTACCGCATCATCGATGAGGCAAGAAAAGAAGGCATCCCGATCTTCCTCAAAAATAATCTGCACTGGCCAGAGAGGATCCAGGAGTTCCCCTCGAAGCTCACCCTTCGCCGTAAAGTGGGGACTAATTCCCAGAGCTCCCCTAGGATCCTAAGCAAAAGTGAGGAGGTCTCCCAAAAAGTTAAGCACCAGGGAGGATCCTTTTCCTCAAAAAGTGGGGAGTCATCCCAGGTTAAGGACCATAAAAGTGGGCAGCCACAATGATAAAGTTCCCTACTGAAGCCAGGGACAGGGTCTTAAAATCAAGAGAGAGGGTAAAGACAAATGAAAATCTTGTTTATTCTAGTATTTGCGGTGTGTTTTGTGGTTATTCCTTTCTTCGCCTGTAAATCAGCTATGAAAGGAGATTATCCTAACAGAGAGTTAGTCCAGAAGGCAATCGCAGAGAGAAAGAAGGAAAGGGGCTAAAATGAAGCGTCTAGGACTAGCACGCAACCGATTTAGGATCTGGACCTTCTGGATCTTTCTCGGCAAGTTCAGGCTAACTCTCAAGAAAAATAGGACCTGGATCCTTTTAGAACTCTCCACGCCAACCCGGGCCTTCACCATAGAGTCCGGTTTCCCCGGGTTCCCTGGATTCAGGGCTCATGTATGGACACTATTATGGGAATCCTGAAAGGAGCTATCAATGAAAAGACATCATGTAGAGCACTATGATTACCTTTATCGTTGTTTCCCTCTCTTTTTCTGGTGCCGTTGTTCTATGTGCGTCAAAGATTTCCGCAGGGAATGGGGATGGAGAGCACTAACCGGACCCTGGCACGGTGGCTCTGGAGTCGTCAGATTCCTCTGCCACTCTTGCGCTCCGACCAGGGCCAAGGCAGACCAGATATTTCTCAAAAACCTCTGGCTTCCTCTACGCCCCCTGCACCCCACTCCTTCACCACCACCGAAAGGAGCTTAGAGTGGACAAACGCAGTAGCTCAGCAGCGAAACACAGAATCTCACGTTTTATGACAGGTCGAACGCCCTGGAACAAAGGTCTCAACTCAGACGATCCTCGTATCCGCAAGGGCCTCAAGACTAGGCAAGCATTCGCTGCCCTAAGGCAACTCATCAAACTAGCCTACGCGAAGGCGGACTAATCATGGAAGGATTTATTGCTACTCATCCGTCAGGCAAGGAGGAATGGATCGTTAAACGCTACGCCTCCCTACTAACCAAAATCGTCATTAAATCATCCAGCCCTGAGGACCCAACTCCTCTGGTTCGCTTCAAGCGCATCACCACGCTCGTCTACCGTCAAGCTCGCACGTGCCTTGCAGCCTTTCATGCTGAGAAGAGAAAGGCCAAAAAGAAAGGTCTCCATATCACTAACATCGACTCCACCACTAAACCCAAGCGACGCCAGGTTAAAGCCCTAACCAAAAGAGTGCCTAGAAAGGTTGACGTGCTTGGCCACTACATTCCCCTGGAGGATCCACGATGCTAAGAACAATTCTTTTGCTAACAGCTTGTCTTGTTTTGGCCAACTGCGAGCCCATTTCGTCCGACCGTCCATTGTCATTTACGGTTATAGAAGCAACGGTTACGGCCTATTCTCCCTCACCAGCTCAGACCCAGGGGGATCCTTTTCAAATGGCTTCGGGCAAAAAAGCTACCCAGCAGGATCTCCACGAACTCAGATACGCCGCTGTAAGCAGAGACCTCCTCTCAAAATTCTCTAAGCAAGGTCTCCTCCGGTTCGGCGATAAAGTCTACATTGAATTTACCGTCGAGGACACCATGGACTCGCGCTTCACTAACAGAGTCGATATCTTCTTTCGCAATGCCAAATTAGCTAGGCTCTTTGGCACTACCAAAAGGAGGGTCATTCTTCTCATCCAACAAAGAGAGGCGAGACTGGAATGAACTTCACCCTAGACAGCAAGATCTGGCAAGCCTCGCCGTGGAAACTCAAAATCTGGATTTATCTCTATGAGCAAGCGAATCGCACCGACAATACTCAGCACGGTGTCGAAATAAAAAGAGGCCAAATATATCGAAGCTTGCGACAAATCGCAAAAGACTGTAGCTACAAAGTAGGCTATCGAACTGAAAAACCATCACCCGCCACCACCCATGAAATCTTGACGGAACTCACTCGGGAGGGACGAATAACACAACGAACCGAACAGCTCGGCACTCTCTTTACCATCTGTAATTATGAGGCTTTGCAAGCTTCTCCAGAACCACGAAGCGAACAGCGAAGCGAACAGCAAAAGGAGGACTCAGTGAATCAAATTAGCGACGAAACATCCGATCAAATTGACGGGCTCATCAAACTATACGAGAAGAAATTCCCAGGTCATGTAAAACGGATCGGCAGGAAAGCAGCGATATTCAAAATGAGAAATGTGATCGAAGGGACTCATCGTGATGGTATCTCATTCGAAGCCATAAGAGAAAGAATAGAGGAAGCCAAAGACGGCACTCCCTGGAAGATTCTTTCCGAGGAGTGGATCGCCAAATCCACAAAGGAGAAAGAAAGCCATGAAAAACTTATTAGACGCTTCGGTGTCAAGGACAGCTAATCCTTTCAAAGATATCTGGGCTAAATACATCGAAGGAAAGATCACCCTTCAGGAGTTCCACAGGACAGTGCGAGGCCGCATGTTAAACACGGTTTCTCATTGCCGCTATCAGAAAATGCCCCCGGTCCCTGCAAAAAAAACCAAAAGCAATATGCAAGGCTGGGCGGAAGCGTGCCTGCAAAGAGAGCTTGAAAACCACGCCAACAGGCACCATCTCATCGTTCTCTTGAAAGACTTACAAAACGGGAACCTGGCCTCCCTTCCAGGCAAAAAAGAAGAAATCCAGATGCTATTGGAAGAGTATCCTCACCCTCAGGAACCACAACCATGAAAGTCGATGTGGTTTATAACAAAAGCTCTCAGCGAATGGTTGAACTTCCTGATGAGTGTATTGATACGATCTTAACCTCCCCACCCTATTTCGGGCTCCGGGATTACGGAGATGATGTAAAGGAAACTTGGGGAGACCCGGACTGTAAGCATAAATGGGCAGAAACAATTCCACCAAAAAGCCATAAGTCAGGTAAGCACGGCCCAAATTCAAGTATAGGAGCAAAAATAGGACAAAACGGAGCAAGACGAGGAAGCGGAAGTAATTTTTGTCAAAAATGCGGTGCTTGGTACGGCCAACTTGGCTTAGAGCCTACCTTTGAGCTTTATCTCGAGCACATGGTAATTGTTTGCAGCGAGATAAAGCGGGTGCTCAAGAAAACAGGCTCATTCTGGCTGAATATGGGGGATACATACGGCGGGGCTTCATCACTGAGAACCCAAGGTGGGGCTGGTTTCAAACCTGGCAGGCTAGGGACACCCATGAGGGGAATTAGTAAGTGCCTCCTCGGTATTCCCTCCCGTCTCCGAAATCGTCTAGTCGATGAACAAGGCTGGATTTGCAGGAATACAATTATTTGGTGGAAGCCTAATGCCATGCCTTCCAGCAAAAAGGATGCTCTCACCCCTAGTTATGAATTTGTCTTCCACTTTATTAAAAATATCAAGCCTCAATACTACTGGAATGAGAAAACTGTCCTGATGGCTGACAGAAAACCCAAAGAGCTAAAAGAAGGGATTGACTGGGAATGGAGAAAGTGTCCTAAATGTAATGGAATTGGTCAAATTGAGGCAAATGATAGAAAAACTAAGATTCCTGAAAAACAAGCAGAAAATTATGGTAGCCCTCGGGCCCGTTATCATAGAACAAATAGGAATCAAATATGTTCTCGCTGTAAAGGCACTGGCAAAATCAAACATTCCTTCTGGCACAGCCTCGGCTATTGGTATGACCTTGACGCGATAAGGGAAAGGAGCAAGACAGGAAATGACCGCATAGATAGATATGATACGAGCGTAAAGTGGGGCCAAGGAACACAAGCGGGGCGTAAACGAGAAGCCGAATTAAAGGGCATAATCGAGGTCAGAAATAATCCCGCAGGCAAAAATCCTGGTGATGTCTGGATTATCCCCACCCAACCACGTCCTGAAGCCCACTTTGCCACCTTCCCAGATAAGCTCTGCATTAAGCCAATTCTGGCAACCTGTCCTCTCGAGATATGCAAGAAATGCGGGAAGGCGAGGGTGAGGGTAACGAGGCACTCAAGCGTAGAAACGAGACCAGGGAGAAAAACCAAATTTGATAAGCGAAGCGAGACTCTCAAAAAGAGAACTGTAGGCCAAGACCAAACTATCGGCTGGACTGACTGTGGCTGTGGTGCTGGTTTTGAGCCAGGGGTGGTGGAGGACCCTTTCGCCGGAAGGGGAACAGTTCTCATTATGGCGAAGAAGCTGGGAAGGCATTATGTGGGGCATGAGCTAAAGAAGGAATACTGCGAGAAGCTGATAAAGCCTGTATTGGAGGAAATAGATCCATTGTTTCAAAGGAGGAAAACTAATGCAGTTAGTTCAGAAATTCCTTGCCTGGTTCACGGGCAAGGATGATAAAAAGCAGTTAAAGCAGCTAAAGGAGATCATTCCAGAATCTCCGTCTCCCTCAAAAATCCAAATCCGAACCATCCAGGACGTCCAAGCCGTCACTCAGATAAAAACCTTCCGGGATGTCAGGGCTTTTTGCGAGGAGGTCCGTAAGACACTCACAATCTACAAGAACTCCTGCGAGAAAATGTTAGATGTTTCCTGGGTCCACAAGAAGGCGATAGACAGCCTCTACGTGGAGATGGGTAATCTGAGCGACAAGATAGATAATCTCCAAAAAGAGATTAAGCGATGAAGAGCACCCGACAAATAGGCAACGAATTTCAAGACTTTTGCGCTGCCTGGTTAATGGACCAGGGTTATGACGTTTATAATCAGAAAACGGTAGCCAGGTGCATCAAACCCGGCGTGTGGAAGTCACTGCGTCAAGATATTTTCGGCATGGATATCCTCGCCATAAAAACAGGTGAGAAGCCGTTGTTTATTCAGGCAACGGCACATAGTAATGTGCAGGAAAGGCTTGATGAAATACTCAGGCACCCCTGGCCTCTTGAATATGTGGTTGTTCAAGTTTGGCAAAAAAAGGATAAGGAAATTAACATTAAGGGATTTGACGGAGAAAAGCTCGTAGATTATGCAAAAATCATCAGGAGAAAACTCTTTCTATTAACGGAGGCAACCTCATGACCTGTCATAATTGTTTACAAGAAATCAACCCATCAAAGGACTCCTATCGTCGTCTCGCTCCACCCGGGCACGACTCCAAATCCATTTACATTCACTGGCCACATTGTCCAGAGGGAGCGGATCCACTTGCTCACCACAACCGCATGGTGCGAAAAGGACTCGTCAAGGTCTAGTTCCAGTGCAGGTTTCAAAGGCTAACACTTGACACTTATTTTAATCCCAATATACTTATATTGGTGCTGCCAGCAATACTTTTGCCAACACCGACAATTTGGTTAATCGAGGGCTAGGCCGAGGAATGAGCGAGTCTAGCTGATCGAAGGAAAGTCTTTCTAGGCCCGAGGAATGCGCGTAGCCTAGTGGAATGCAAAAGACATCTTTCGGATCGCAAGATCTTAAAGGTGTCTTTTTTTTTATAGGTGTCCAATGAAATTTCTATCTCGTTTCCGTCTGCTTGAGGCAAAGGATCCAGAAGGTAAGGACTGGGACGTTGTAGTTGCCGAGGAAGGTTTAGGCAGCAACAACCGATTCTACTCGGCCGAGATCTTGAAGAAAGCAAGTCCTTTCTATCAACATGTCCCTGTCTTTCTTTTCAAGCGTGGTGAAACTGCCGATCATCTCTCCGACGAGTTAGCCGACGAGCAATTTCGTTTGGTTGGAAACCAAGTCGGCTTTCTCGAAGATCCACGTTTCGCCGAATTCAAAGCAGATAGTCAAACTAAAAAAGGGATTCTGGCTCGTCTACACATTGACGACGGGGCCAAAAGTCTAAGGGCTAAGCTTCTCGATTGGTGGAACCACGGTGTGATGGACAAACTGGGTCTCTCGCACAATGCAGCCGGCCCTCATCCTAAGAATCCCGTCACCGGCATCGAGGAGGTAGAGGCGATCACTGCGGTAGACTCCGTGGAGCTGGTTTCCTTTCCAGCCCAGGGGGGACAATTTTTAAGACTATTAGCAAGTCAAGGAGGCACTAAAATGTTCGAAAAACTCGAACAAGCCATCTTCGCCATCCTCAAAAAACTAGA